CCCACCCATGAGGTCGAAGGTATCTCCATTAAGATGTATATCTGCGCCTTGCTCGACGGCTTCGTCAAGGTGACGCTTAAGTGTGTCACGTTGGCAATAGGGAGAATCCCAGTGAATGTCGGAGATAAGAAGTAATTTCTTAGGTGAGAAATCGTGGTTGAATCTGTGTACATTTGTCATAGTATGATAGCCAACAATAGCAAGACGCTACTGAAAGCGGATAGTTTTTGATAGGTAGATTTTGCTCTCTTTTGATGCTGATTGTCATCTATTAAGTCGTTGATTGTTGACTGTTGCTTTGACAATAATACAGAATCCTTGTGAGAAAGTTGTTCATACAGTGTTAATTTCTCCTGACACTCAATGCATTCAATGAGTCGTTTGTTGATTTCGTGAATCGTACTGTCTGAGAATTGAGAGTAGTTCCTCTGTGGTGTTAGCACTATGTAGGCTATCACTATATACTTGAGTAATGCTGTCAATTTTTTTGTCCACTGCATAGATTTTGTTTATAACTAAAATTCTATCACGTTGGTATGTCGCAGTAGGATTCGAGATATGGGGTGTTGACCTGCAAGTCGATTGCATAACCAGCAACAACGTCAGTCCTTGAATCAGCAAAAGGCTCAGCAGTGCTGTTCGCAATGATTTGAAAGTCTTCATCATTTATGTAGTTTCTTTTAAGTAGAGTGACAAGGTCAAGCAATATCCCAGCAGTATCGGACAGCACCTCGTTCGTGTTGCTGCCAGATTCAAACTGCCTGTCTGCAATGATTAATGTAAACAGGTAAGTGACAAGTTTATTCTCACTATCAAACTGAAATCCGTTTGGAATCAGCCACACCAGAGGATAGTATTTCACCTCTTCAACAGAGAAGTCGAAGTCCTGACCGACCTCAAACTTTCCTACCATTTTGTGAGACTCTGCTTGAGTCCTGAACTTTGTTATGATTTGATTTAGGGTCATACAGTTTTTTAAGTTTGGCTTCGTTTTTTAGCCTCCATTTATTTCTCTTCTGGGAAATCATAATTGAAATAGCAGTCGTCATCTGTGCCTCCTAAGTACATACCTCCCAAGAAGGCAGTATTTGAGGGTTTAATTGCATCGAATCCAGTGCCGTAGTTTAAGTACTTAGGATAGAGTTCAGGGTATTCTTTTAAGAATGAGCGCAATCTATCTGCATAATACTCGGCTTTGTCTCTGTATCTCTTCTCAATCATAGTCAACTCATCCGTTGTGACAGGTGTTGCATTTTCAGAATTTCTGGATGCTACTGTCTTGTTCAAAAACTTAAACGTCAACGGCATCATTGACTCAACAAGTGTGTAGTATTTAAGACAGGGCGCAATGTATGTGTCTAATAGTGTACGATTGTCGGCTGTCAGGGTATCGTTGTAGGCTTGGTCTTGTAGTTCATTATAAACACCAGAGCCTATGATGTCCCTTATATACACTTCCTGTGCTTCTTTGATTGATGCTTTAAGTAGTTTGTCGTCAAGGTTCTCGTTTAGCGGAGTGTTGTCCTTGAGATAATTAACCGATATGTAATAGACGAAATTTGCCATTTATATTTTCTTTCTTACTAAGCGTGAACGCCACTGATGGCGGCAATATGGAACGTGGTCGTTTGTTCCTTTGACTGTCATCCAGCCTCCTCTTCTCCTCCAGACATCATATCCAAGTATTGCAGACATCTGGTCAATCTCTTCTCGTGTATATAGACGATTCAATGAACTCAACCGTACACAGAAGTCTCTTGATGTTGGGATAATTTCAGATCCTGAGATGCCGAATGCTTTGGCATATTCGTAGCGAACCTCCAACTCTGTGGTGATGTTGTTCTCTCTTAACTCATTAGAGCCTCTCTCAGACACTTTCAAAGCATCTCCCTCACTCTCTATCATGTTGTCCTGTGAAAGTCTTTCTACCTCCTTGACAATGTCGTCAGCAGGTGCATTGATGTTATCAATCGGGTCAGCAATGACCAAGCCCTGAGAACCTTGCAAGAACTGAAGTATCATCAAGCCCAGTGCTGAGGCAAACTCAAAAGTGTGAATCTCAAACGTCTCCTTGCTATCTCCAAATTGCTCAAACACTTTCATGTCTTTGTCATCATTCCAGCCGAAAGGATTCTCTTCTGAGAACTCTGCCGCTGGTTTAGATGGTTGGTCACCCCCTAAAATTGGCGGAAGACCTGCAATGTTTCTGATTTCATTCACAGTCATCTGCTCAATCACCTTGTTAGCAACCAATGGACTCAAGTTGTTTATAGAATCAACTACTGTCTTCTGGTCTCTCTGCTTGGCAAATCCTATTTCTTGACGTGCTTCATCCAGAGACATCAATCCCTTTTGATACAGGTCAGCATAATCCAACCCAATCGGAGGACGATTTGTCGTTTCAAGTCTAACAGGTGCAATGTATTTAAAAACATCTGTCAAGACATCGTCAAGTTCGTCCTGACGTGGTTCAACGTATGAAGTTTGAAATGCCTCAAATGATTCTATCAATTCATTACGTCCTCCAAGTTGTCCCTCTGTTTTGATTCCGAACAACATCGGTGATGTAACCCTGTGACCGCTGAATATCTCCTGCTGTACCTGCTCATTCAACTGCATGAATAACTTATCGAAGTCTGAGGGAGCAAGGTTGTCAACAGTGGACGGTGTCTCGTTAGGGTCATTGAATTGAATGATAACAGACCCAGCATTGTCAGACCCAGTGAAATTCTCTTTGAATCTCTTGATGGTCTTCCGTGCCTCGTCTGGTGTAGGTATGCCCTTAAATAACTGTACTAATGTCTGAGCAGAGAACCCTGTCTTGATTGAGTTCAGATGGAAGTTTGAGATTTCAGTATCAATCTCTATGTACTTCAACGCTCCAACATAGGAGGGCAGAGGATAAATGTCCTGACCTGCTCTGTAGTATTTGTAGTAGAGAACCTGTTTTGATTCTCTGGTTTTAGGATTCCAAGCGTAGTAATGTTCAGGCTTGACTCTTCTATCTGACCAGTCCTCAGCGTATAGGTAGTGACCATCAATAGAACAGCGGACATTTTGGAATGGTAAATGATAGATTTCAGAGATTGCTGTCTTTGCTTTGTTCCAGATAATTTCAATAGCGAAACCATCAAACAACTCAATGTCCTGAGTGATTTTCTTTTTAAGAGCATCAAAGGATTCATATGAGTTGATGTTCTGCATATACTCCTGAGCCTTTGCAATGTCCTCAGTAGATTGACCAATTATCTCAGTCTTGTCACCTGCTAAATAAGCGGCTTTCTGTGTTACAATAGCCGAGTGCTTTGGTGACTTATTGAAGAGGTCTATCAGTGTATTAGGGTAGAGATTATCAGCCCCAAAGGTGATGAACCCCTTTGCCTTGTTCTCCTTGAAAGTAGGCAGAGATGACTCTGCAAAGTTCAGTCTGTATATACTATTTTCCATTCTTTACAAATTGCTTGTAGTGGAATATACTTGCCCATGTAAACAAACAAGCGTATCCAACATTCATAAAAATTTCTGCATTGGGTGGGTAACTCATGTATAAGACATTCCACAACCCACTAACGGCAGGTAATGCTAATCCAACTCTAAGTAATATCTTTTCTGCCAATGGCAATTTATCAATTCTTGATACTTGTCTACCAAATACAAAAATGTAGAATAGTGTGGCGTTCACACATACCAACAAATTGGCTAATTCATTTATTACTTGTAGTAGTTCCATCCTTTACTTTTTCTTTATAAAATCTTTTACTTATTGCCTCTACTCCCTTTAATCCTAAAAACCCAAGAATAAAAGCAACTCCATTCTCGTACTTGGTGTTTTCAATCTTTAAGATTTCCATTACTACGGGAGTCAGATAATTTGCAGATGCCGTACCCGTGACAATGGCAAACAATGATTGTTTTAAATTCTTTGCTCCTTCCTTTCCTAAAAACAAAAGTGAGCCAAACAATCCTGCAACGGATTGCATAATGTTAATTCCTATTTCGTCTAAAAAAGTTTTCATATCTCTTCACTTGGTTGTGGGAAAT